CCGCGTGTCGGCTATAGCCGGGCGCGTTGCCCATCCACCCCTACCTGGTCTGGCGCTTATCTACGCCATATACAGGAACCCAACGCTCCTTAAGCAGGGAGCGCTTTGTAGTACTAAATCCAGATTCCCAATTAGAATCGGGCGCTGGCTCCTCAACGAAATATTGAAGGAGGTTAGTACTATCCTCTCGCTTGCTCCGCTTCACCTTGCTCACGGGCGTTAGCCCGCGAAGCTCATCTCTATGTAAGTTACGGTTATACCGTCGCTTACTGTGAGACAAGCCAGTAACAAACGTAAGTAGCGAGAGGCAACCGAGCGGCCAACTCGACACAGGGAGCAAGCTCCTAGTGCCGTGTGGTACCGCTGCGAGCATTTCTGCCGAAAGGTGCCATAGGCCCTTTTGGTGGGCGTTATTAGAAACGTCCACCCAAGCAGATAAGCTCTCGGCGTTGCTCTCTAGTGAGAGAGATGACAAGTATAGGGGCGTAACATCTATGCCCCCATACGCATCGATTCCGCAGGATTCTCGGAACCTCCCTTCCCAGTGTGTTTTAACTGGGTTCACCTTTAGACCTAAGTGGGTCATAAGGAGCACTAGGGACCATACTGCGGAGGACGGCAATATAATGTCGTCCCCAAATACCCGGACTTCCTCAGATGTCTTGCGCATGTTCTTCGCAGTGATGCGATAACCACGCTCGTACATTATGGCAGCGATAGCTAATATAGTATAGCAAATCGTCTGCATTGGAAAAGTTGTTCCGGCTCCCATGGCGCCAAGTTTCCTTAACGCCATGGTAAATGAATCACCAACGCCAGTGGCATTGGTAACCCATCTAGTACGACAAGCGTGAAGAGCAGTCAATAGGCTAGGATTCCTCCTAGCCATCCGCTCTACAAGCCAACAAGAAAGGTGGTCAGAGGCGGCCGAAAGATCAACGGTCGCATAACGCCCAGTCCTGGAAGCTTCGAGACACATGTCCTGTGAAGGGACCTGGTCACGGAAGTCGATCGAACAGGAAATGGAGGAGGGCATATTGTCCCTCATCCAACGCATCATGCCCAACTGGACATATTGATGCGCAATTGGCTCGGATGCAATCATGCGTGGGGCTTTGAGAGTCTTAGGCACGGCAATTAAGCGTGCTGGGGGCTCTACATCGCAAAAACCAACATGACTGGGTTCCTCAAGATGCATGTCCTCACGGCTCTGTGTGAATAACTCAAACGGAAATATCCGATCGAGCTTCACGGGCCAAGAGGGGAACAGATATTTGTCGGTTCCAAATCGTGCATCAGCCACAGCTCCGGGTCCATGACGGGGTCTGATTGTTCCGGGGTCGCAAACGGGGAACTGCCCAAAGGCAATATCCGAAGCGGCTTCCGCTGCCAAAAGTAAGGGCAGAGGACAGTCATCTCGTCGTGAGACAAGGTCTGACTGGGAACGGTACCCATCCGTGAGGCTGACTCTGTCGGGCTGAAAGCCCAAGTCGTCGGAATCCCACTCGAAAGTTGGCTTCCGAAGACCAGAATCAATTTTACGGAAAGCGGAGACTTCAGCAAGTACAGCATCTGCTGGACTTTCTATTTTAACCTTCTTAAACAGGCACAAAGCCTGCCGAAGAAAGTAGATTGCTGTTGAATCCACGTTTGGGCTCAGATAACCGTGCTGGTCAAATAGCATATCGATCAGACACCCCAAAAAGAAAGGAGTGCCCTCACCAGCTACCAAGAAAGAAGATGGTAGCTTACTACTTGACAAATGACCAGACGACAGGGCCTTGTCGATTACTCGACAGGCGTTAGGCATATCCACCATAGGAAAGGTGAGGCCTAACTCGATGGTCTTCAGCTCTAGCACACTAGTATCTCGTGCTAGATGGTCGAGCAGTCTAAGATCCCAAGCTACTATGTCACGTGACAGAGCGGCGAAGAGTCGAGAGACTGCCAAATAGTCTGGTATGCTCATCGCTAACCCTTTCATAGGCTAGCCATGACAGACTATCATCGAACCTTTCGATGGTAGATGGTGGATTAAGTCCGACGCGATTTACTGCTGACGAGCGATAAGCTTATCAACAACCGCGTACGAACTCGCGCTGAGGTAGGCAAGCAAGGCTTTCGCCGTGTAGCCGGCCGCAGCGGCGTTCTGGACACCGTCATCCGTTCGGATGGCGAGCCAGGCCGAGTTCTTGCGAAGCAAGATCCCACCAGCATCGAACTCCTCGACATCGAGTCGAAAGAGGTGCGATTCACCATCTTCTCCGGACTTGGGGATGGTATGTTTGACGGTAGCGGTCATCTTCTGACCTGCTGCCGCCTCCCCAAAGAAAACGGAACCGTAACCATCCTGGTTGATGCGGTTGAGATTTGTCGCAACAGCATTCCAGGTGATCGCGGCGGGATCGGTGATGCTCATGGCAGTGTTTCCTTCTGTTGGGCCCCAACGCCTCACGGCGATGGCAGTCCGCGGATGATTCCGCACCATGACCAAGATTATCCTGATCATGATCATTATGCGCCCATGGGCGCATGTCGAAGCACGATTTATACCGTGCGGAAGCGTGTTATTCTAGGGCTCGGCCCCGAGAGGAGCCTCGACCTAACGCTTTCGATATAGCTAACGCGCCAAGGTTGGCTTGCGCAGTATCCGAGAGGAGCTGCGTGAATCCCAACGATGGTGTAGGATTGGCATAAACACGGCGATACTTCACTACCGTTTCCGCGTACCCGTTAGGGTTCATGGTCATGGCAGAATAGCGATCCCTGGTCATATTGGAATAAGACTGACGAGCAGTCACTGTTGACATAATGTTCAAGCGAGTACACTTCCAAGGGATTATTCCCTCAGAGGCCTCCAAGAACGTGCCAACATTCCAAAAATAATCAACCAGCCAGGACCACGGTATAGCATTATACACCGCGACTGGATCAAACCGCATGCCTGTAACCAGAGAAGCAGAAAGCTCCTCAAGGCCCAAGTTTGTATCTGGAAGAGAGCCGGTCAAAACAGCATTTGCTGTAAACCAGCGCTTCCAAGACAGCGTTGTATGAAGCTCGGCTATAACAGCCGGGCGACCAACTAGCCATCCCGTATTGTACACCACTGTCCCGTCGGAAGTTACCTCGGTCTTTGACCCAAGACTTCCGCGAACAGCAGTCCCTTTCTCCAAGTTGAGGAGGTAACGTTTACGCTCCTCGATGTCAGCAGCGACATTAAACATCGCAACGACATCTTTTACAAGGGGCGCCCAACCGAAGTTGACTGAAAGCCACGCGTCAGAAACCTCTGACGGGCGTCGGCTCTTTGGAGGAGTAGAAAGTGTCTTCCAAAGCGATTCCAGCATTCTAGGGACCTCCCTAAGCTCAAATAGAAAGAGCGGAACGGAGACCTTCGATCTGGAAGGGTTCATTTGCTTCAGAGCCTTGGTTTTAAGCAAGGCAAATGTCGGCTCTGTGACCGTAGGACAAGAACGAACGTCCTTGAAGGCCACAATGCTGCCGTAATACTCCGTATGCGACGAGATCGTAGGGAATAGATTCCTACGACCATAAAGCCGCGTCGGAAGCGTACGCTTCTTCGTGATCGTGAGATCATGATCGACATTGAAGGGCGGGGACATCACAGTATCAACACATGTGAACGTCCCCGAGTCCTGTATATCACTGTCATAGACAGGCCCTGAGAAGGGATTAGGATCCGGGAACGGCCTATTGATGCCTGACGTCGTCCATTGCTTGTAGTATCCCGCAGGATGCGGAGCACTACTGAACGAGCGTGTACGTGGCATCTGAGTCAATCCTGTGATAGGCGTTAGAAATAAGGAGTCCTTAATGGAATCCTACTAGGCTCTGTATCGCCGTTTCTCCTACTAGAGATAACTCCGGGTAAGTAGTCCGGATAATCTCGACAATGGCCAGTTCGGTCCACTGTGTCTGTCAAGCAGACAAGGCGAGGGACGTGTAGGGGTACGCGTAAACTTCGACTTCTCGAAGCAATACGTACTCCATTCGATACAGAGCTTTCGTAGGAACGAG